GCAGTTGCGAAAGACTTCGCAATGTCAGGCGACAATTGCGCGAGTGAAGAGTGCGCGGGATTACCCTTTTCTAGATATTTTTCAACTAGAACGGGGTCGTCCACTGGGGGTATAAAGAACCCCAGGTGTAGCGCTCTTACTCTGGCATTTTGAGATCCAATGTGTTTGTTCAAAGAACCAAGCACCTTGTATCCGTAACCCAATACCTTTAATAAGGAAGGGAAATCCAGAGAATATCGCATTGCCAGAGCTAATGCTGACGGTAGTGTTTGATTTGCTGCCAGGAATTCCTCAATAGGAATAGGACTAACGTCCTCCCCGTTAATAAGGGTCCGTTTAGCAAATTCGAGACCGATTCCCCGAGGAGAAAGTACAGACTTATGCAGTCCGCACTCTACCCCCAAGGCGTCGAGAATCCGAAGATAATGTTTCTTCACTTCGCTATCACCTACTACGAGGTCATCCCCTAAAAGGGCATAACGATCGTAGAGAGTTCCAACTGGAACCAGGCCGGCTTCCCAAGCCGCACATTGCACTATAAAGTGATGTGTAAGAGCGAGCATCGCCCATGACGATAAGGCCCCCATTGGTTGCCCGACTCCATAACGGAGTCTGGCCCCCTCAGGGAGGTACCTTTTCGAATAGGCAAAATAGACCCTGTCGGTCAGGAGTTTTGACCAATGAATGGCAAACTCTAACCCGTACATGGCTGCTAACAACCCTATTTGTAGGGCAATTGGCAGTCTGTCGGTGGCCGCTGAGAGATCTAACGAAAAGGCGGATTTCCACTTTGTGTATTGCTGTATTGGACCAAGTTGGTTAAAAGTACCATCTGTCGGTAAGAATTTCAGAATTCTGAAAATCTCTTCGTGCAGAGGTCTTAAAACCCAATTAGTCCAAGCATCCACCATAGCGAAAACCCGTACCTTTCCGGCTGCTTCATCCTTGAATCCTAACTTACCTACAGCGTAGGTAGTTGAAGGAATTCCCGGCATGTTTAAAGCGCAGTATGCTAAGTCTGAGAATATGGCCCGAAGGCCAGGATATCGAACAAGAGATCCTTTCTCATAGAGCGTAGCAAAGTATAAAATACTTTTGTCTAGGCCCTGCTCTACTAAGTTTCGAGCGGACATAAATAAAACCAAAGGAGAAACGGAGGTTAAATCATTACCTGTTCCTGGTGCGGATTTGGGAATAATTACAAGACGGAGTTTTGCTCCACTTATAAGTTCATCCCCCGCGATCGAACGAATGGTTTGAACGAAATCTGGGATGTAGCGGAAGATTCGTAAATACAAATCTAAACGACTACGGTTCCCTGCAAATCCATTTACAATGGTATGCAGTTTAAGTTTACCCGGGAACTCAAGTACCCGGTATAAATTAAACAGAGTTAAGTA